GATTTTCACTTGCGGGTAAAATTCGGTCTGCTTGACATCCCCAACTTCGGTGATAATCAAATCTTTCGGCTTGCCGTCTTTGGTCAATTCCTTTTTCCCGCCCGACAACCGAAAAGCATTACTCACGATGGAGTATTTGTCTTTGATTTTTTTGTTGATTTTGGTGGGGTCAATTTGTGGCATATCTGTTCCTTATCCCTGCCCCCTTTCCTCCGTAGGGGCAAGAGAAAAAACCGATTACGACAGCGTTATTTCAAGGGTCAACACCCACGTTTGTCCCGAGGTCTTCGTTCCTTGGTCGGATACTTTGCGGTTCAGCAATTTACCCGATGACGAGGCGTTCAGCACGCCAAACTCTTTCCACGCTTGATTGGCGTCCGAACTCCCGTAAGACGAGGAAAAAGTGATTTTTTGGTTCGTGCCATAGGTCGGATAGCCGGCCTCCATCGCCTTTTTCACGCCATTGGTAAATGACGCTTCGGTATTGGTTGCGGCGGCGGCGGTATCACCCGTGCCAACAATCAAGTGGGCGTTGGTGTTGTCATATTTTGTCCCGCTTGACGCGCTCCCCAAAATAGTCAACAACTCGTTGATGCCCTCATTGCAAAGAACATTACCGTCAATCTCCACGCTTTCGTATTTCTTTTTTGCCGCAAAATCGGCATCGTTGGCGTATTTATCAATGCGCCATTTGGTCTTATGGCCAAGAAATTCCGCCAGAGAAATATCTTTTGTTTCCATTTATTTTGCAGGCTTGCTTGCGACTTCGGCGGGTTCGCCGTCAATCTCGGCAATCTGCTTTTTAACTGCTTCAAGACCTTTGACATACTCTTTGGCTATGGCCACGCTCATCTCGCGATAAGCGTTAGCCACCGGGTCAAAGAATGATACTTTTTTTTCCATAAGTTTTTTTGCCTTGCTTTTTCTTTTTCTTCTTGCAATGGCAAAGATTATTTTTCACGATTTTGGTTCTGTAATTTTTTGAGATCAACATATCTTTACACCAAGAGGGGAGGCAAACGCTCCCCCCTTGGCTTTAAAGATTAAGATTCTCCGCCAGTCTTCAACACCGCGATACCGCTGGGCAACACCGGCACATAACCCGTGCGTTTGACGATACGCAATGCTTGCATATCGTTTTCGGCAAGGTTGATGTTGTTGGGCGATTCATCGCTATCATCAAAGTCAAGCGTGGCTTCCGACAATAGCTTCAACCGCAGGGTGCCTTTGTCTCCGTATACGCAAGTCTTTTTCAGATTGGTATAAATCAAGAAAGGCGTTTCTTCGGTTACCAAATCGTCATCGGGCAGAATATCAAGCTCTTCATACGGCCGGCCGCACAAAGTCGGCGCATTGCCGTTTTGGGCGTCGTGCAAAATATACCGGTTGTTTTTGTCTTTTAGCTTTTCGCAAAGCTTGAAGATTGCGCTGTTCCCGTAGAATTTGCCGGTTTGGCGGACTTCTTTGGGCACCGCGTATTTCATCTCAATCAAATCGTCAACATCAATATCCGCGGCCACATCGCCATCGCCCATAACCACCGGCACGATTCCGGTAGCGTTAAGAATACCGTTATAGGCATCTCCGTCATTGGTATCACCGGCAAAGAACACGCGATCCTCTTCTTTGGCCACCGCTTCGCCGAACAGTTCGCCCAACAAAGCATTGATGTCAATCGCGGAATCTTCCACCAATTCCTCGGTGTAAATAGCGATGGCAACAATCTTTTTAAGGGTTTGAGTGACCAATTCAAACGAAGGCTTGGTTTTTGATTTCTTTCCGGCTTCGGACGCCCAATACACGCTCACCGAAGAACCAAGGCGAGGGATTTTTCGCGAATTGGCCGGACCGGAAAACGGCAAATAGCGCATCTCGCGCCGGGCGACTCCGTATTGTTCGGTGAACCGATTGATTTCGGCCATCAACGCCGGAGGCGGGACAAGATAACCGCCGGAAGCATCATCGCCTTCCCGCATATAATCCTTTTGAATTGCGCGCGCGCCGGAAATGTCTTGATTGACAAGACAATTCCACCACTTACGGGTCAATTCCTGTTCGCTGGTCTTTTTCACCGGAGCTTTCCGTCCGTCAATGGCGGCTTTTCTTTGCTTGGCCACGCCGTCAAAAAACTTCTTGACCAGCTCTTCGGACTTGGCGTCCAATTCCTTATCAAGGTTGGCAATAGTCTCATCCTTGATAAATTTTTTGAGGTCTTCTTTCACGGCCTTTTCCTCGTCTTCATCGCCGTCGCCCTCATCTTCTTTTTCGGCTTCCTTGTCTTCATCAACGATCTCCTCTCCCTCTTCGGGGGTGTAGTCATCGTCAACTTCAACGATGGAGCCATCTGCTTTTTTAATTTTCATAGGTTTGTTTTTTAAAATTAAAACTCTTCTGACTACCGCCTCCCCGATAAGGGTTTCTGACCTTTCAAAAATTAACGGGCTATCGGTTCTTTGAACAAAAAACGGGCGAATGCCTGGCCGCTTTAAGCAGTCAAGACATTCGCCCGTTTTTCGGTTACGAATTTAAAATCTATTTAATTGTAATGATATTATACCATTAAAAATAAAACTATCAAACGCCATCGCCATATTTTCGCCTTGTCGTTCCCCAAAAATGCTTCGCGAACACTCTGTCTTTACCGATGTAGACATACGGGACATCCGACTCGCAAGTGTAAGGATGATAAGGAATGAAGTAATGCATCGGCCAAATCATTATTTTCGGATCGTATTTTTTCAACATTTCCGAACAAAACACATTTCCGGTAGATTTCCACGGCTCGCCAAAATTTTCTTTCTCGCCCAATTCTTCAATCAGCCGCAAAACAAATTCGTTTCCTTTTTTACAGGCGTATATCGGGGCGATAAGCCTCTTATCTTGCCTCTCCAAGAATAAAGGCAGTTTTACCGCAGTCTTGCCATCTTCCCGCGCCCAATCATCTTTTTCGCCGCCGCACCTCACCGCAAACAATTCATAATCATTATCAAACAGCTCGTCAATCGGATTCAAACATTCCGAATCCGCCCCGGGCATAAACCCGCCAAATTCATAAAGCACTTCATACCGCACAACATCGGCAACACCGTGCCATTTTTTCTTTGAGGCGTAAAAATCAATTATTCTTTGATTTTTCCATTGGCGGCCGAATACTTTATCATTATCCCACAAAGTATAATTCCAATCGGGATGTTTGACGATCCACGTATCCATCCACTTTGCCGGGCGCGGCAACTGGCCAATCCATATATGATGAAAATTTTTATCAATCATTCTCCGATAAATTTGTAAGCTCGGCGCCCTCCGCCAACATCGCTTTCCACAAGGCTTTTTTCGTCCCTGTGGTCAACAAGCGACGGCATCGGATACCAAACCGGCAACTCTATTTTTTTAAGATAATGAGCGATCGCGGTATCATCGTGATTTTCCAATTTTCCTTTTATCTCTCCCAAAAATTCCAGCATCTCCGGAATAATCCTTGTTGTCAAACATATCGCCACCCCCCAAGACAACCAGTTCATTTCAACTCCTCCTTGCGCGGCCGCCAATTTTGCTGTTTTGCCAAACCGCTTTCTGTTCCCAAAATAAAAGCTAAATGCGTGCGTGGGTCTTTTCTCAATCTGCGCCAAAACATTCCTCTTAAAATCTTTGCCGATAATCGCGTCATCCTGGACTACTAAATGATAATCAGCATCTTTATCAAACATCCCCCAAGCTCTCCGGCTCGTGTCCAAAATTCCCAGTTCTCTGTCCATTGATATTTTCACCTCGCCGAAATCCGCCAGCTTGTCCAACAGATAGTCCCTGTATTGCGTCCTTGACGGATGCATCATTATACTGGCGGATATTTTAATCATTTCTTGCCTTGATTAGCTCTCTAACTGCTTTGCCGAGAATTTTTTTGTATTTGAATTTTGCTTTTGCTTTTTTCGGCTCTTTTTCGCTGTCGGCCGCCAAGACTTCTTCCAAAGATAATTTCGCTTTTTCAATTATCCCGCGGCTCTTTGAAGATAAAACGCGGCCTTCCTTTTCGCTGTGTTCCGGCACTTCCGGCGCAAGAAAATCCATCCGCTTCATTTTGGCCAGCGCGGCCGCCTGCGCGGGGATGTTCACCACCGAAACTTCAAGCAATTCGTTTTCAACCAGTTTTACAATTTCGCTCTCTTTGTCAACCTCATAAACGTTGTTGATAAATCCCACCGAAAAAGCGCGGAGATATTTTCCCTTCACCAGCTTAAACGCCGTAGCCGCGGTTTCGTATTCATTAACCGCAAATTTCATCGCGCCGGCAAGGTTGCCATTCTCATACCCGATACGCACCATCTGTGCCAGCGGAAACTCCATATTTTGGTGACTCCACAATACCACCGGATTTTTTAAATAATTGTCCAACTTCCATCCCTCTTGCATCACCGCTTCGTTATGCCGGTCGGTGTCCGGCGTTGAGAATATACCCTCAACAATATATTCATCTTCTTTGACGGATTTCACGTCAAACGAAAACGTTTTGACGATTTTTTCACTGCTTAAAAGTTTTTTCTTCATATGTTTATTTTTTCAAACGATGACCGGTTTGGGAATTTCGTTTGAATAAATTTCTTAAATGTTATTTCCGCGGCCACTCTGTCGCTACAACTTATGAATGGCGGATTGGAAGGTAAAAATTCTATGTTTTTGAATTTGCTGTTGCCGGAAACCTTATAATCAAGGCTTTCTGCAATCGGCGACAATTCTTTGGCATATTCATTGCCGTAGTAGCTTCTCAACATCAGCGTAATTTCCAGTTTGTATTTTTCAATCACCGCCTTGGCTTTTTGCTTGTTAAACACAATCGGGAAATGCAGTTCAAAAAATTTACCATTCGGAAAGTCTTCGTGCAACGCGCAAATGTTCTTATAGTATTTGCCCCTAAACGCCGGATAATGCTCCACCCAATCTTTTATTTTTCCGTTCCACAAATAAGGAATTGCATCGTATGGCCTCATCAGGAAAAAATCATCATTCATATAAATGAAATCGTCCGAAATATCTTCGCAATCCAAAATAAATTTCACTTTCTTGGTAACATTCGGATATTTGTGGCCTTGGTCGTCGGCAATCGGAATATGTATCAATCTGTCATTCAAAAAAGATGGCTTGTGCCCAACAATAAAAACATTGTCAAACTTCAAATATTTTTCGGCACTGCGAAGCGAGTATCGCAATTCATTATGACCCCAATTAGCGGGACTGCCGACACAATAAACAATATCCATCGTTTTAATCTTTTAAGTTAATCACCGGCGCCACGGTGCACCGGCAATTCGGTTCGCTGGGAAACATTAACCCGTTGCTGAATGCCCTGCCTTTGGCGACAATCTCGCCGTCCATCATCAGGTGCTCGTCCCTCACACGATCATCCATCGTGGCAATCCATTCCTTGCCCTCAATCACCTCGCTGTCTTTATAGGTTTGTAGATGCGCCTCGTTCACCACCGCGTTCGTTTCAGTGCGGGCAATAAGCGTAGCGCGGTAATTTTCAAATTCAACATAAACGCCCTTAATGCGCTTTTTAAGTTCGGGAATGCCTTCCTCCTCTTTAATTCCATCGTCAATCGTGGCCACCAACGCCAATAATGTCGTATTGTTCACGCTCTCCGCGAAAAAGTCCGCCCGTTTTTGCAACAAATCCAAAATTGACGGCGTAATATCTTTTTTGTTTTCCGACTTAATCATTTTTTCATCAACTAAATCACGCGCGTCATTTCGCGCTTCCTCAAAAATGGAAATAATCAACGGCATTATCGCTTTGCTAAATTTCTTGATTTGATTTTTGATTGAAAATAATTTTTTAATTCCCGCCGCGCTTTTGGGCGGATTTTTCTCAAATTTCGCGATAAATTCATCCGCTTGGGCACTGGCCAGCTGGTTGACAAGCTTCTTGATTTTCGCGCTTTTTTTATCAATATCTTTCATCCGATAATCCCAGTATTGTTTGCGCCGATCTTTATCTCTGAAAAGAGAGTTATCTTTGATTTCTTTTGCAAGAGATTTTTTGATTTTATTTTTTGCTTCATCTTGGATTTTTTTGATTTCTCCAAAAATCGCTTCTTTGGTTTCCATTTTAATTCTCAACGCCCGCCGCCCGTGCAAATTTTTGGAATTGTCTGGCTCGCGATTTATTTCCATCTGCTCGCCCAACGGTTTGACTGTAAGCGTCCGGTAAAGCTGGTCGCCGCCGTCAATCGGTTCAAGCCCCATTTCTGACCTGATTTCATTGACGGTAATCCAGCGATCAACACCTTTATCAAATTCGGCCAGCCTTTGCTCGCGGTCAACCGGCGCTTGGTTCACCGGCTCAATATAGTATTCCTCGCCAAATTCGGGAATAATCAACTCCTCATTGATTTTATTTGCCCACCGGATAGCTTCGGGATTGATTGTTTCGCTATAAAATATCCTCATCCCTGTTTCCGCATTGGCGCGGTTCACGTCTTCGGTAATACCAAAAATTGATTTGGGGCATTTAAACGCCACCATAATGTCATCGCGCGTAAATTTCATTGACTCAATAAAATCAAGCTCCTGCGGCGACAAACTGATTTGCTGATATTTCAACCCGCCCCATAAAAACGCCACCTTGGAGTTCTTTCCCTGCCCCTTGTGCTTTTTTTCATAATCTTTTCTGATTTCAATTCTCTGCGCCATCGGCGGCGTTTGGTCTGATTGCACCACCGCGTCCGGCCGGCCGTTGTTCAGGAATGTGTTTTTTTGGTGTTCAACAGCATAGCTCTCGGTATCAACCCGCTGTTTTGCCGCGGAAAGCGGCGACAATCCGAAATACTGATTAAGCGGCGAGGGATATTTAATGTGAATCATATCGTCCGCTTCAACGCGCTGTTTTTTGCCTTCTGCACTGACTATCTCATAATAATCAACAAATCTTATCGGATCGGCGTGGATTATCACATTCAGCGGGGAAATCGGCCACAATTCGGCAACCTGTCCGGAGCTATTGCGAACTTTCAAAATAAAACTATCCCCGGAAAGCTTGCGGTTGATAATATCCAACTCCATCGCTTCTTCTTTGGTCATGAACGGATTCCAGCGATAGATAAGGTCAAGAATTTCGTGATTTTTGACTTCTTTGACATCGCCCTTGCTGTTGATAATCCGCTTCAACTTAAATTCAACCGTGGAGTATTTTTCCGCGATTTTGGAAACGCAAGCGTGGACATAAAGCGACTTTCCGTATTGCTCAATGTATGTCCGGTCGTTCCATTCCTGCCCGAAAATACGGCCAACCAAACCGAAATCCGCCGAACTCAAATAATTGACGGCTTTCTGAAAAAAGTAGCTCTGAATCTTATTTATGATTCCCATAAATTAAAATTAAAAGAGGCGAACATTAAACCGCAATAAACGGTCTTATGTTCGCCTCTTTTTTTGAGATTAGCGATATTCTGTTTTACTTCCAAAATTCCTGCAAACTCGCGCTCACGTCTTTTCCGGCAAAATGAATTTCAATTTTGCCACGATCCATTGCTTCAATCGCAATTTCCTTTGATTTCAAAAGCGCGACAATCGCCTCAATGCGGCTCTTATCTTTTTTTATTATACTGCCATTTTTATTATAACACAACCCCCGCATTTTGTGTAAAGTTTATCCCCAGTCGGCTCCCGGCTCGGGGACGCTTACGAGACCCAAAACTAAATTGATAAGTGCGTCAACAAGATCATCGTGCGATTCAACTCCCCATCCCAACATCTGCAAAATCAAATCCTCACATCCGGTTCTTGGAAATACCACCGTGCCGTTTTGGATATACGGCGCGATTGATAACAGCATTGCGTGCTTGTCGGTAGTTCTCTTCATCGGCACCACCGGAATCAAACTTCTTTCCATTTCTTGAATCGCCGCTTTCTGATAGGCAACATCTTCAACATAGAACACCGCCCCCGGCCTTGATAATTTCTTGGCCTTGGCCATTTGCATCGTTTCGTGAAAAGTAAAACGCTCATTAATCGGATTTGGCTCAATATAAATTTTTGGCACATCGTTGACTTCGCACTTCACTCCGTCAACCATTGTCGTATAATCCGCGGTTTCTTTTTTGCTGATTGCCAAATCAACGCCGGTGCCTGCCATTCCCTCTATCGCTTCTTTCGGCTTGACATCATAGTATTGCAACCATTCTTCTTTGATTGGCTGGCCTTCCTCGGCGACCGCTTTAAGCATATACTCGCGCTGGAAAATAATTGCCGCCGCGGGCGTTGATTTCAACGTTTCAAGAGATTTTTCGTCCGGGAACATCGCCGGCCAGTAAAATATCTTTTTGCCGTCCTTCTCGGCCATTATCGGAATTTCAATGTTTTTAAAATTTGGGTCTTTGGCTAATCTCGCCATTAACGCGTCATAATGAAGCTTATTCCCGATAACAATAATCCGGCCGACTTTCGTGTCAATTCCCAACTTCACTTCCCCTAAAAGCCACCTTTCTGTTTTATCGCGGTTTTCTTTTTTTTGCGTCCAGTCATAGTCTTCCACATCATCGGCAATCACCAATTTCGGGCGGTGCTGGTGGTGCTTCAAACCTCTCACTTTCTGGCCGCGCGATCGCGCAAGAATACGCACGCCGTTGGACAACAGCATATTTTTTGACTGCCACTCTTCCTCGCTCTTCAAATCCCACGCTTCGGTAAATTCACCGTTGATATTCCCGTAGTCCTGCTTGATAAGCAAATTATGGTCAAGCTCATCCTTAATGTTGGCGATATTGATTGCGGCTTGCATTCCGGTATCGGCAATCGGCAAGATAAACGGGTAATAATCCGGATGTTCCAACGCCGCCCATAACGGCAATGCCAGCGACGACAGCGTTGATTTAGAGCAACCGCGAAATCCGAGTATTGATAAAAATCTTTCGTTGTGATTACTCAACAAAGCCATCAAGTCATCGTGATATATTCCCGGCGGCGATGTAAAATGATGCGCCAAATATACTAAACAAAAACCTTTAAAAGTTTTTGCCATCGCGCGGCGGAAATCATAATCATTCAGCAGATTGCTGGATAACCGCAATGGAGCGACACTCTGGTTCTGGTTTTGGTTGTTGGATATTTTTTCCATTTTCTGTTTCAATCTTTGGCAATTCTTCATCTTCTGGAATTATGCCCCAACTTTTAAGTGCTATCCACGCCGCATCGCGCACATTATCCGGTATTGCTTGCTTGCGCGCCACCTCAACATCCACATCACCGTTAAATTTAATACTTTGTTTTGGCTTGCCGTGCGTCCTGTCCATAAAATCTTTATAAAACTGATAATCCTTGCTTAACGCTCCGGCGATCCCCACCATATAAAGTTTTTTTCTGATTTCGCTTTCAGGGATATTATTCAATTTTGCGTATTCTTTAATCGCCTCGTTCATCATCGTCCCATAGCCAACACTGCCCTTTGGTCTGCCTGGGTTTCCTTCAACAAATTTCCCTGTCTTTGGGTCATTATAATCCGTTATTTTTCCGTTTTTTCGGTCTGCTTCCATACTATTTTTTCACCATTTAAAATTATGTTTTCGTTCCCTGTATAATCGACATACCGCTGAACAATTACATCATTCCCATTCTATTTCAATCCCATTTTTCTTAATTTTTCTGTTTCCGGTATAGGCGCAATATCTCTCTACAATAATGTCAGTATACTTCGGGTCAAGCTCCATTCCATAGCATACGCGGTTTGTTTTTTCGGCGGCGATTAGGGTAGTCCCGTTTCCTAAAAAAACATCTTTAACTAAATTTTGTTCATCGCTAAAACTTTTAATAACATCACTAACAAATAAAACTGGTTTCCCCGGCGCAACATCTTTTTTATTTACTTTTCCTTTTTGCGCCTCTGTCAATTCTTTTTTTATAACTCTCTTAAAATCAAAAAAATCAAAATTTCTTTTTCTATCAAATTTTCCATAAAAAACAATCGGTTCACATTGCCTAAAATGAAAACAACTCGCCCCGCTTCTTGAATTTTTCTTATACCACATTCCAATATCTAAAACATACTCATCAACAATTTCCTCTCTATACCAACCAACATCTTTGACATCTAAAATATCATACCAAATACTTAAATTTCTCGGACCGGGCGTGATAATAACTCTTTCGCAATCAAGCAATTCAAAAAAATTCTTACAAAACTTCGCATAATCATCATATTTCATTTTGTCATTATGCTGATTATACGAAAACCCGATATTATACGGCGGGTCGGTAAAAACCATATCCGCCTTCCGTCCATCCATCAACCGCTCCACATCCTCGCGCTTCGTGCTGTCCCCGCACAAAACCCTGTGCTTGCCTAATTCGTATAAATCCCCCAACTTGCTTTTGCTTTCTTTAACTTCGGGTATCACATCGTCTTGGTCGTCCGGCTCAATCAATAAATCCTTATCAAATCCCGTCAAGTCAAACATCTCATCGCTCAATCCTTTTAATTCTTCAATCGCCAACCCCATATCCCAATCGCTCTCGTTTAACTTGTTG